TGGGAAAACTCTACTTCGATATCCTCATCTATGTTCGATGAGGCTAATGTGAGCTACTCTGACCTCCCAGTCAAATCACTCACTCAAATAAACTGATATAACAGGAGAAAGTTATGGAGAAAATTAAAGTCGGGATTGTTGGAATCGGCAACTGTGCTAAAGCATTGGTTGAAGGTGTTCAATATTATAATGAAAACCCAGAAGATAAAGTGGGTTTGATGTATGAAGATATTGGTGGCTATCAGTCAGGCGATATGGAATTTGTAATTGGATTTGATGTTGATAGGCGTAAAGTAAATCGTCCATTAGCTGAAGCTCTAAGAGCAGATCCTAATTGTGCTATGGATCATGTTGCAACAATTGATGATACTTCAAATGGACCTGGTGCTATTAAACCAGGAGCAATGGTTCATTCAGGTCCTGAGTATGATGGTGTTGCACCTCATATGTTAGAATATCCTGAAGAAGTATCATTTAGAACTGGTGCTCAAAGTCATATTTCTTTTGATGACATTGTAGATCTATTGGTTAAAGAACGTGTTGATGTTCTTATTAACTATCTACCAGTTGGATCTGAAAGAGCTTCAGAGTTCTATATGGATGCAGCAATTGCAGCCGGATGTCACTTTGTAAATTGTATTCCAACTCTTATTTCTACTAAAGAAACTAAGAAAATTGAACAAAAGTTTATTGATGCAGGTCTTACAATTGTAGGTTCTGATATGAGATCAGCTTGGGGTGCATCTCGTCTATCTGAAGTACTTCAAGGTGCAATGCTGGACTCTGGTCTACTAGTTACTCAGCATATTCAAACTAATATGGCTGCAGGATCTACTCAAGGGCAGGAACATATTCGTACAGGACGTACAGCAAATACAGACTTTTTGAATATGGCTAAACAAGAACGATTGAAGAACAAACATGTATCTAAAGAAAACGTGTTGAAAGGTCAAAACCATGTAAGGGATACATCCACTGCTGGTATGACTTTGTTTGCAGGTCCTTCGCTTACTGTACAGCAAAAGCCTGGTGGTGATTACATTGGTAGTGATCAAAAGATTGCTAACTTTGATATTGTTGCTTATGGTTTTGCTGGTGCACGTTATACTCTTACAGCTCGTATGGAAGTACAAGATTCTCCTAACTCAGGTGGTGTTGTAATTTCAGCTATTAGATTCTGTAAAGTAGCATCTGAAATGGGCGTTGTAGGTTACCTTCGTGGTCCTTCTGCTTGGACTCAGAAAACACCTCCACTTCAGTTAAAGACTGATAAAGCTAAATATGAATGTGATATGCTAGCTCAAAGAGAACTTACCGAACTGACTGAACCTCAGTTGTTTGATAATAAACCAAAAGCTGCTAATCTTGCTTATACATTCCAAGCAGGAGAAACTGATTATGCTTAAAAACTCTTTTGATATAGATGGTGTAATTAATATGGATAACTTCAATGGAGTTTATCCTGGCAAGGATGACATTATCATTACTGGCCGCTCTAAAGATGAGCGGCCAGAAACAGAAGCTATGCTTAAATCAAAAGGTATAACTAATGATGTATATTATAATCCTATACCATTTGATCAAAAGACAAGACTGAGTTCTGGCCGTCATAAAGGCCATACTCTTTTCTACCTAGAGCAGTCAGGTATGAGGTTTGGAATACATTATGAAGATGATCCAGTACAAGCTGAGGTTATCAAAAAAATGATGCCACATATTAATGTGGTTCTATTACAGCATGATTTAGTTGAGAAGGAGAACGTAAGGCATGAGTGGACTAACACTGGAAGTACTGAGACAGACTCGGGATCAGAACAACTTTCGTTATTTTAATGACTGGGTTCTTGACTTCTTTAAAAGAGAGGTACTAAGAGAAACAGGACTAATTGACGAATACAAATATCCTGAAAAGTTCGGTCCAGCTATGAGACAGGAAGTTTCATACTGGAATCCTAATCGATCTAAACATGCTGAAGTGTATTGGTTGGAGAATCATGTTTTCAACCAAGACATTTCTATGCGTAATAAGATTCTAAATGCCATGGCAGTAAAGTTTGTTGGTATGCCTACACTTACATTGGTTGCAACAAACTCTACTGACTATAGTAATATTATTGATTTTGATGTATATAAGCAAAAGGGTGATTACTATAGCTTGATCAATAACAACTTAGATCTTAATAAAAACAAATTAAAGATCTGGGGTACAACACAACTGCAAACTAGTCTTCAAACTTCAGCTCGTAACTTTTGCCGTGAAGAAGACAATGATCCAAATGAGAGATTTGCTTTATCACATATGATAAGGTGGATGGCTCATTTAGATGATTTAGGTATGAGTGAAGTAGTTCAAAATCCAAAGAATAAACTTGGTGATGTATGTGATTGGTTTTCTACACATCGTGGTATTGGACCTTACTTCTCATATCATCCACCTTGTAACTTTTCTCGTTGTGATGACTTACCTAATATTGATGAAGATGATGACTATTGTCTAGTTGGTCCTAGTGCTAAACGAGGTCTTGAGTTTGTATTTCCACAAGTCAAGTTTAAGAACAACTTTATTATGGAAGCATATATATTAGCAGTTAGAGATCATCAACATGAGTTCTTTGAAATGACTGATAGCGAAGCTTCGTTTTATAAAGATAATCTTGAATGTGGCTGTAATTTAACTACCTTTGGTACTGAGATTACGTTTTGTCAGTTTAACTGTTTCTTAGGTATTAAAGATAATGCAAAAGCTCAAACTAAAAGGATGTTACCCTTGACTTTTGACTCATTTGTTGATATTGCAGAAGATCTTAAGAAAAGACTTGAGCCTTCTCCATTAGAATCTTTTATGAATTAATCCTTTACATTTGTGTGAAAGTGTGATATAATACTCTTATGATGATGAAAAAAGCTATATTAAACGCTCCATTTATTCCAGTTGCTACTCGTATGGCATCTCACAGAGGTGCTCAAGGTGCAATTTATGCTGATATGATTAAGCAAACCGGAGTTGATATTACTATCAATTACTCTGGTAAAATTGAAGATCATAATCAGTATGATGAAATGTATGTCTATCATGGCAACGACTGGTCTGGTGGAATGAATGTGTTTGGTGGTGTAAAGGGATTTCCTTATGTCACTAACACTCGTAACTTCTCGAAGTTCAAAGGTAAAGTCTACTCATTAGCTATTGACTTTCCTCCGTATCATGAAATGATTCAGGAACGAATTGACAAAGCTATTGAAAAGGGTAACGAGATCCAGCCTGAGTGGCTTGAAGTTGATATTGATAACCTTAAACGAATGTATGAAACTGCTAAAACTATTAAAGTAGTAAATCCAACCAATCGACTTGTAATTGGTGATAGTCATTCTATATGTATGTACAGGCCAGGTTGGACAATAAACAGTGTTCCATTCAAAACTCTTAACGGTGCTTTGAATGATGGACTTGGAATGTACTTTAAAGACTTTGATCGTATCAAAGAATTAGAATGTTACTTTGGTAATATCGATATACGGCATCACTTATGTCGTGTTGAGGGTGATCCTATACAAAATTCAAGGGACTTAGCAGATAGATATATAACTGCAGTTGAGGCTTTACCTATTGAAAAGGTTTCAATTTATGAACTATTGCCTATTGAAGACATTTCAAGAAAACTACCAAAGTCTGGTTACTATAAAGATAAACCATTCTGGGGTACTTGGGAAGAAAGAAATAATTGTCGTCTTGCTTTCAGAGATCAACTAGAAAAGAAAGCAACTCACACAAAAATCATTCGATGGGTAGACCCGCTTATGAATAAGCAAGGTCAACTTGATTTTGATAAAATGGAAAAACCGCAGTCAATTCATTTATCTAGAGCATCCTATCCGCATTGGACAGGTGAAGAAACGGCTGTTAACCTTGAGGAGTTTTTCGGATGAATTACGCAAGCATAGTACCACTTATTGGTGGTGAAACTATTGCCATGCAAAACGTGGCTAATACTAAACCTGAATATATTTTAAGCTATTCAGCTTTTGAAGCCAACGATAGACAATTGGTGGAGTATTATGAAAACAAAGTTCCTTACTATCATTTGGACGATGGCGTGCAACGTGATCTTCCTTATGTCGATGTTATTAACACTGTGTGCCCTTGTGCTGGTCTTTCTAGTCTTAGTCCTTCAGCATCTTCTACTAATAGCAATAATGATTGGATGTTGGCTACCGCACGTCATGTCTTGGGGACTCTCAAACCTAAAGTATTCTGGGGCGAAAACGCACCAAGACTGGCTAGCAAAATGGGAGAACCAATCGTTGAGCAGTTACGAAGGATTGCAGGCCAAAATGGATACACATTTAGCATTTATAAAACGAAATCTATACTTCATGGACTAAGCCAAGTACGTGATCGGGTTTTCTATTTCTTCTGGCAGGGTGATAAGATTCCTAAGCTTGGGTATATAGAAAGAGCTCATGAAAAGATTGAAGATACTATTCGCAATGTTGAGTTACGAGAAGACGATCCAATGAATGTTCTTACTAATAAGAAGATTCCAAGTGAGAATCCATTTTATAGATATGTACTAGAAGAAATTCATGGTGGGATTACTCATTCTCAGTTTCAGAAAGAGATTGTAAAGAGTACTAACCCTTTAGATGAAATTGAAAAAGCTGGTATTAAATACAATAAAGTCGGTGAGTGGATGAAAGAGAAAGGATATGAAAACGAAGCAGGTAAGTGTACTCGTATGTATCTAAAACTAAAGAGTGGTGGTAATATTATGCGTAAAACTACTGAGATACCAAAAGACTATATTGGTGCCTTTGTGGGTCATATGCCATCTTCACTTACACACCCAGACGAAGACAGATATCTAACTATCCGTGAGTGTCTGGCAATTATGAAACTACCAGGTGACTTTATGTTACAAGGTGGTCTAAAGAATCTAAATATGATTTGTCAAAACGTACCAGTAACTACAGCTCAAGATATGGCTGAACAAGTAGAGTCGTTTGTACAAGGCAGACTTGATAATCAAATGTTAGATACGCAGTTTGCTATTCAATGCAACAAAACTAAATCAATAAATTATGAAAAAAGTCCTGTACAATTGGACCAATTTATGATATAATATACTTATATTAATGATAAAAGAGGATGAACTATATGTCAGTAATGGACAAACTAAAAAAGAATTCGAAGATTAAAGAAACTAATATTCTTTCGGAATCGATATACTTTAAAGACAAAGCAATGGTTGCTACTGATGTGCCAATGATTAATGTGGCACTATCAGGAGATATGGACGGCGGGCTAACCTCTGGTCTTACAGTACTTGCTGGTCCGTCAAAACACTTTAAGACTTCGTTTGCATTGGTTATGGCTGCGGCTTATCTTAAGAAACATAAGGATGCTATCATGCTATTCTATGATTCTGAATTTGGCTCACCTCAATCATACTTCGAAGCATTCGGCATCGATACAACTAGGGTATTACATACTCCTATTGTCGATGTTGAAAGACTTAAGTTTGATATTATTGGACAGCTTGAAAATATTGAACGTAGTGATAAAGTTATAATTGTAATCGATTCAATTGGTAACCTAGCTTCTAAGAAAGAACTAGAAGATGCAATCAATGAAAAATCAGTTACGGATATGTCAAGGGCTAAAGCTCTTAAAGGTCTATTCCGTATGATTACACCATATCTTACTATGCGAGATGTTCCACTCTTAGCGGTTAATCATACCTACATGAGTTTGGAAATGTTCTCTAAAGCTACTGTCTCTGGTGGTACTGGTATCTATTACAGTGCGGATAACATCTGGATCATTGGAAGGCAGCAAGATAAACAAGGCACTGAAATCAAAGGATACCATTTCATTGTTAACATTGAGAAATCACGTTTTGTACGAGAAAAGTCTAAAATACCTATCTCCGTTTCTTGGGAAGGTGGCATCGAGCGTTGGAGTGGTTTGCTTGATGTTGGTCTCGCCGGTAATTATGTTGCTAAGCCTTCTAATGGTTGGTACTGCCGTGTTGATCGTAGCACTGGTGAGCTTGTGGATCCCAAGTTCAGAGAAAAAGATACTCTAACTCAAGAGTTCTGGAAACCAATCTTTGAAGATACAGACTTTAAAGAGTATGTAAAATCTAAATATCAAATTGGTCTAATCCCTATGGATGACGCTGAGTTGGATATTGAGGAAGCATAATGGTTACCGTTGATGATTACACCTTTGCTGAAGCTGACCAAGACGACCAGTGGGCTATTCGTCTTAGGACTCAGTGGCCAGGTGTAACATATGTATATGGCAAAATTAAAGTAATTGAAAGCGCAACTGGAGAAGCTTCAATTAACTTTAATTATAAGATAGTAGATGCTGGTGAATTCGTAGCAGAAGACCTTGAGCAGTCTGACGAATTTAAAAACTACTTGGGCGAAGTACTCCAGCATGTAATTGAAGACGCATTTGAAAATGGGAAAGCGAAAATAAATGATCGAAGCAAACATACAACAAACGATAATCCGGAATCTACTCTCCAATGAAGAGTACCTCCGAAAAGTAATACCATTCTTAAAGAAAGAGTACTTTGAAGCTGATTATAAAACAGTCTTTAAAGAAATAGTAACCTTTGTAAGCAAGTATAATAAGCTTCCAACTAGGGAAACTCTTACACTTGATATGACTGCCAACGGGACATTTGATCCTGCGTCTGGTTTAGTTGATCTTGTGTTTACTCCAGAAAAAGTAAATGATGATTGGCTAATTGATAACACTGAGAAGTGGTGTCAAGATAGAGCTATCTATCTAGCCATTATGGAATCCATCAACATTATTGATGGTAAACATCAGAGTCTGACGAAACAAGCGTTACCTGAGATATTATCTAATGCATTGGGCGTATGCTTCGATACCAATGTTGGTCATGATTATATTGATAATTCAGATGAACGCTTTGACTTCTACCATACTGTAGAAGATCGTCTACCGTTTGACTTGGAGAATTTTAACGCCATAACCAAAGGCGGTCTCCCAAACAAAACTCTGAATGTTGCACTGGCCGGTACCGGTGTGGGTAAGTCTCTCTTTATGTGTCATGTTGGAGCTGGTGCTCTAATGCAAGGTAAAAACGTTCTCTATATTACTATGGAAATGTCTGAAGAACGTATTGCTGAACGTATTGATGCAAATCTGTTCAATTTGCCCATTGATCAGTTAGACAAACTAAGTAAAGTTATGTTTGACAATAAGATAGCCAAAATTGCTCAAAAGAATATTGGTAAACTTATTGTGAAAGAATATCCCACCGGTGCCGCTCATACTGGTCACTTTCGTGCCTTATTGAATGAGCTTAAATTAAAGAAAGACTTTGTACCTAATATTATCTTTATTGATTATCTGAATATCTGTTCTTCATCTCGTATGAAAGGTCTTGGTGGATCTATTAATACGTATTCATATATCAAATCTATTGCTGAAGAAATGCGTGGTCTAGCTGTTGAATTCAATGTACCTATTATGACTGCTACTCAAACTACTCGTTCTGGTTTCTCTAATAGTGATGTTGGATTAGAAGATACCTCTGAGTCTTTTGGTCTACCAGCCACAGCTGATCTTATGTTTGCATTAGTATCTACCGAAGAACTTGATAAACTAGGTCAAATGATGGTCAAACAGCTTAAGAATCGTTACAATGATCCTACATTCAAGAAAAGGTTTGTAGTTGGTGTTGATAGATCTAAGATGAGATTATATGATGTAGAAGAATCTGCTCAAACTCTAAGTGATGATATACCTGTATTTGACAACTCTAGCTCTGGTAAATCAATCAAATCAGAGCGAAAAGACTACTCTGACTTCAAGGTCTAGAAAATAAAATCAAATTATTTTACAAGTGATTGAAATCGCAACAGGTTTACTTTCACTTTTTCCTTTACAATCGTTGAAAAGTGTGATATAATATACTTATAAAATGATAAAAGGAAGGAAATTATATGATTAAAGTTTACCAAATCAAAGACCAAAAAGCAATCTACCCTGATGTGTCATTCACATACGGCATGGGTGGATTTCAGCCTCAAGATCACTTTGACAAATATGTCCATGTTGCTGATCTAAATGTTCAAACTCTTGATGATGCATTTGAAGTTGGCAATATGGGTCCAGAGAATCTTATCACACGACATAACCAAATGACCTCGGTGTCAGTCGGCAATCTTTTAGTCGATAGTAACGCCGATACTTATGTTGTAGCTAATTTTGGCTTTGATAAACTTGATTGTGACTTTGGTTATGCGGAGGTAGAATAATGGAACAGGCACTTAGAGACTATATTAACGCTCAACGTAGAGAAGCTAAAGAATTCTCAAAACAGCCTGGGTGCTGGATGGGATCTTTTGTAGCTACCAGAAATACTCAATATTGGAATGAAAGAGTTCCTACTGGTACTCTTAAAGAGTTTCAACGTACTCAGCTAGAAGAGTCAGCTTATTATTGTATTGCTGATGCATATAGTAAATCATATGCAAGGTCCATGGATTTCTCTAAAATGTCTGACGAAGAGCTTAATAAAGAAATTGACAGCGCATGTGAGACTATGAAGGATGATCAAGAGTTTCATGAGGAGCAGGAAAAGCTAGCTCAAGAAGAAGAAGCTAAATTAGCTTTATCTCTTGGAATTGATGTTCCTACACTTCACCGCTGGTTAAAAGCGGAGGCAGCATAATGGTAGACTCAATATGGCAAAGACGCGTAGAAAATGTTATTGCGCTTATCAATTCACTTGATAAAGATCAAAAGTGGGCTAAAGAGTATTGGAGCTTAGTATTACATAGACTAAAAGAGAAAGGCAAAAAAACACATGACTAATATTGTTGAAGTAAGTGGTGGTAACAAATTTCAAAGAGACATCGCACATAAGACAATAGCTTTTATGATTAAGAAGCTAATGCCACGTATGAAGACTCTTGATATTAATGTTGAAATCTGTGATATTAAATCAGATGCAGTTGGTTTTGCTATGATGACTGATGATACTCGTACATTTGAAATAGAAGTTGATAAGAAAATTAAATTAAACGATTTTGTAACTACCTTGTGTCATGAAATGATACATATCAAACAATATGCTCGTAAAGAAATTAATGGTATTGACTTATGTTGGAAAGGTAGAAACATCCCTAAAGACACTGATTACTGGAATTTCCCTTGGGAAAAAGAAGCATATCGTTTACAAAAGAAGTATGCTGACGAGATTTGGGAGTCTGATTTATTATAAATATAGTGGATAACACAATCATAAGGCTCAAATGCAATGCTCAGTTTCAAGAGGTTTTTAATGGAAAGTTTTGTACCACTTTCAGCAGAACAGCTGTTAAAACCTGGTCGCGAAGGCAGGGCAACTACTTTAATTAAAAAGATTCAAGATGGTGATCCTTTTTTACTATACAAAGATAACACAAAGACAGTAACATTACAAAAAGGTCAATCACTAAACGATTACAAAAAAGCACTAGATGATGGAGATAGAAAGACTATGAATGCCATCGCCTTTAAAGGTTCAGATGGTAAAGACTATAGTCTTAAAGATCTTGCAAAATCACCAGAATTTGGCGGTAAAGGTTCTGGATCTGGTACTAAAGGTGAAGATGCTGCGTTAGCTGATCTTAAAAAGAAATTTAATGCAATTCTTGAAAAAGAAACAGTACCTTTTATTTACATCAAAATTGGTAAGAAGACTGAAAAAGTTATTGATATTGTAACAACACCCGGTGTTCCAAAGTCTGACTTTCATATGTTGAGCCCAGATAATAAAGAAGTCTTTTGGATTTCTCATAAGCTTGGCAGCAAAGCAAATCATTTTCAGCAATATGGCGGAATGCCAGAGCTTAAATTTACTAACTCAAAAGATATGCTTAAGTTTGTAGATGATGTAAAGAAAGAGCTTAAGAATTTAACTGGTGGATCACTACCAATTCTTCCTCCTAAGACAGCATTTGCTCGTAAAGTTGTTGATAAAAAAATTATCAATATGACTTTATTTGGTAAACAGTATAATAAGACACCAGACAGTAGACAGAATATTGATGTACTATTTCAAGGTCCTATGAACTTTAAACGTCTAAGTAGCAAAAATGGTATTCCAGTTTATACAGTTACATCAAATCATACGGAAATTCACGGTGGTGTTCCAAAGATGGATTACGAACCGTACTACTATGTAAGACCAGAACAAGCTAAAAACCAATTTGGAATTAAAGCTGCTCGGTTCTTTATCGTGGCTAAACTTACAGCCGTTAAAAACAGAAATACTAAGGTGATATAATGCTAAAAAGTTTTACAGCCCACTTATTAAGTGAACAAAAAAACACACATATGATGCACTTAGAAGATCAAGTCATCTATGGTGGAGTTAAAGGAGCAAGGGATGCAATCCTTGCACTTCGCTCGTTAAGAGATATGTTAAGTGGAAATTCTAGTAAATCAGTAGATGTTACTGTAAAATGGGACGGTGCACCAGCAGTATTTGCAGGTAAAGATCCTAACGATGGAAAGTTCTTTGTAGCAAAAAAAGGTGTATTCAATAAAGATCCTAAGGTCTACAAGTCACACGCAGATATAGATGCTGATACTTCTGGCGATTTATCTGATAAACTAAAAGCCGCATTTGACTCATTGAAATCTGCAAATATTACAGATGTTATTCAAGGGGATATTATGTTTGTCAAAAGCGATCTTAAAAAGGAGAAGATTGATGGGCAAGAATATGTCACCTTCCACCCGAATACGATTGTTTATGCTGTGCCTACGGGAACACCAGCTGCGAAAGAAATTACTTCGGCAAAAATCGGAGTCGTCTGGCACACAACCTACAAAGGAAAAACCTTTGAAGACATGAAAGCTTCTTACTCAGTAAATATGAGTCAATTAAAAGGTGCTAAGGCTATGTGGGCTCAAGATGCTACACTTAGAGATATGTCTGGTACAGTAACACTTACTAAAAAAGATACTGAAGAAGTAACTGCAGCTCTTAGTTTAGCAGGTAAGATCTTTAAACGAATTGCTTCAACTACTTTAAAAGATATAGAAAAGAATGAAGATTTAGCTAAGATAATAGAGACACACAATAACTCATATGTTCGTAAAGGACAGAGAGTTACTAATACTAATAAACATGTTGAGTCTCTTATCAAGTATATTAATGATAAATATGGTAAAGAAATAGATAAAAGATCAAGCGCAAAAGGGAAACAAGTTCAAGTTACAAAAAGAGATGATTTGCTTAAGTTCTTTTCACAGCGCAATAGGACTAACTTAAAATTAATATTTGATTTACAAAACGCTATTGTAGATGGGAAATTAAAACTTATAAATAAACTTAATAGATTAAGTAAAATGAATACTTTTATTAAAAAGAAAAATGGCTTTCATGTAACTGGTGTTGAAGGTTATGTAGCTATTGATAAATTGAAAGGTGGAGCAGTTAAACTAGTCGACCGTATGGAATTTTCGACTAATAACTTTTCACCAGACGTGATTAAAGGCTGGGACACGCCGTCCCGATCCTAATGGAAAGAGCGGAAATGATACAATTCAAAAAGTTTGTTGAAATATACGAAGAGACCACATTAGAAGAGGCTCTCAACGTGCAACAACGAATGAAATTAAAGCAATCTTTACGTAGAAACAAAGCTAAGATCCAATTGGGTCGAAGACGTTCTATGCGTAGGATGGCATCCGCAGAAGTTCTTAAAGGTCGTGCTAATAAGCAAGCTAAAAATATAATCATTAAGAAAATTCTAAAGAACAAGCAAAAGGGTGACTTATCTTACGGCTCAAGAGTTAACTTAGAAAAACAAGTAGCAAAGCGCAAAGGTGCTATTCTACGTTTGGCTAAAAAACTCTTACCAAAAGTAAGACAAAAGGACCGCACTAAGCTTCAAAATAAGGGGAAGTAGCGTGCAATTTAAATCCTTTACTCAATATGTCACTGAAGAAACTAAAGATCTAACCGTTGCTTGGGGAAGATATAATCCTCCAACAATAGGTCATGAAAAACTATTTCAAGCTGTTAATAAAGTAGCTTCTGGTAATAGCTTTAGAGTCTACGCATCTCAAACACAAAAACCTAAAACAGATCCTTTAGACTATAAGACTAAAGTAAAGTATCTTCGTAAAATGTTTCCACGTTATGCAAGATCTATAATGTATGTTCCAAAGGTTCGTACATTATTTGATATGCTCACTACGTGTTACAAAGAAGGTTTTACAAAGTTAACAATTGTAGCTGGTTCTGATCGTGTTAAAGAATACGAAGTATTAGCAAATAAGTATAATAACAGAAAAGGCCGACATGGTTTCTATAACTTTGAAGGTGGTGTTACTGTAGTATCAGCTGGTCAAAGAGATCCAGATGGTGAAGGTGCTTCTGGTATGTCAGCCTCTAAACTTAGAGCTGCTGCAGCTGATAATGATTTCCAAGCTTTTTCAAAAGGTATGCCAAGCGGATTTAAAGATGCACAAAAGCTTTTTAATGATGTTCGTAAAGGTATGGGCCTTAAAGAATCATATGACTATCGTTCACATATTCAATTAGAGTCGGTATCTGAAAAAAGAGAAGAGTATGTAAATGGTGAACTCTATAAAGAAGGTGATTTAGTTGTTGTAAAAGAAAACGATCAAATTGGTACAGTTCTTTTCTGTGGTTCTAACTACGTATTAGTAGAAATGAATGGTGGTAAATACCGTAAATGGATTAATGATATTGAACGTCTTCCTGATGCTATGCAAGTAGAAGGTAAAGAAGATAGTGATATCGGTGATAAAAAAGGTTCACAGCCTGCAATATATCACAAGGGACTAAAGAAGTCTACTAAGCAAAAAAGAGATGCTCAGTTTAAGAAACAAGCTAAGATGGATGATGATGATCCTTCTGCATATAAACCTGCACCAGGCGATAAAGAAGCAAAAACTAAACCATCTAGGCATACTAAGAAATTCAAAGATATGTACGGCGAACAACAAGTAGACCGTGCAAAAGATAAAATAGATCGCGAAAAGAAACGTGATGCTGATAAACATGATAGTATGTTAGATCGTGCACGTATTCGTGATACACTTAAAAAGAACAGGGAAACCAATGCAAAGTCTTAAACAATATATATCAGAAGATGCTACAGCTGGCTTAAAGAAAAAAGCTGAAAAATCTGATATGCCAATTGGTATTTTACGTAAGGTATATAATCGTGGAATGGCAGCTTGGAAAACCGGTCACCGTCCAGGAACTACTCCTCAACAATGGGGATTCGCTCGGGTCAATTCATTTATAACAAAATCCTCTGGAACATGGGGTAAGGCGGACAAAGATCTAGCCAGTAAAGTAAGGGGAAGTTAATGAAAACGTTTTTTGAACTATCAAAACAACTCGTTGAAGCAAAAGACGAGTTTAAACCACACAAGATGTATGATCCAAAAACTGGTGAAGCATACGATGCTGATACAGAAGCTGATCATCTAAAGTATAAAAAAATGGGTTACACCCATGAAAAACCTGATGTCAAAGAAGCAATGTCTCCTAAAGAAAAGGCAGCTCATGCAAAAGCCATAGCTGATTTTAAAAAGAAAGGTGGCAAAATTAAAAAGCTTAAGCCAGGATATGCTCAAGGTTGGACTGGTAAAGATGATCTTGGTACTGGCCAAAAAGGTATGCTTAGCAAATCTGATACAAGTAAATTTAGCACTAAGAAAAAAATCAAATCAATGCGTGCACACGTAGAGAATACTGAGCATAATATTGAAGAAGGTTTTTCGCCTAAAGAAATTAAAATGGCTATTGGTATCGCATCTGACCCACGTTATAAAGGTGGCAATATGACTGGTGCTGTTCGTGCTATTGATAAGATTAAGCGTGGTCTATCTGGACATAAACAAGTTATGGCTGTTCTTAAAAGGCAGAATGAAGATATTAATGAAGCTACTAATATATTTACTGATGACCGTGTAGGTTTCCAAATTGATCGCTTTTCAATGGGTAAAGACAAAGGTGTTGGTTTTCAGATTAACTATGGCAAAGGTATTGGTAAGGGTAAATACATTCAGGTACCAATGGATGATATGAAACGTGTTATTGCTCAAATGACAAAGGCTATGAAAGCTAAAATCTAATGAGATCCTTCGTTGAATACTATGAGATTGGAACAGATGCTTACACTAAGTATACTAAAAAGCATACTCCAGGTCAAGGTGTTAAAGAAGGCGAAGGTAAATATAAAGGTGAAACGTGGGAGCAAGGATACAAACGTAGAGTTGTAAAAACCACAGATCCTGAGCATAAAGAAGACGGCTATAAATGGAGAATAAAGGGAAAAGAAAGACCTAATATTTCTATTAAGCTTTATAAAGAAAAGCCCTCACAGGATGAGTATAATAAACAAATGAAAAGGGTAGCAGGACATGAATTCGGTGGATAAATTTAAAACATATACAGAGCAAAGAATAGATGAGATTTGCGAAGATTGTAATATCTATGATGAAATCATTGTTGAAGCTGCTGAGTATAAAGGTCGTAAGGTTAAGCTAAATGATCCAAGTAGATCTTCTGACGGTAAAAAGAAATTTTATGTTTATGTTAAAAACGATAAAGGAAATATAATTAAGCTTGGTTTTGGTGATCCCAATATGGAAATCAAAAGAGATGATCCAAAACGAAGAGCCAGCTTTAGAGCAAGAATGGGATGTGATAATCCTGGCCCTAAATGGAAAGCTAATTATTGGTCGTGTTATCAATGGAGAGCTGGAGCTAAAGTTGACAACTAATGTTAAAACAAGAACCAAAGCAGGAAATTAAGATGTCTACTTCACAGCTAAACGGACAGAGGCTTGATCGCATTGAAGAAAAAATAGATAAACTAGCTGATGCTATGATTTCGTTGGCTAGGGCGGAGGAGAAAATATCAGGTTTGCAAGACGATCACGATAAAATGTATGAACGTATTAATAGACTCTCACTTAAGCTTGATGAAATAGCAGGTAAAGTAGACGAAAACTCTAGGACAGTGGAATTCATCCACAAACTGTTCTGGGTCTGTATTGTATCCATTGCCGGAGCAATAGCAGCAAATGTATGGATGATTAACTAGGAGAAGCCAAATGTCATTAGACAAAAAACTTATGGATGTGGCTCAGGCTTATCTGAGCATGCATGAGAAAGCTAAAACAGAGGATGCATCTAACGATAAATCCGATGATGGAGACGGTATGGATAAAGTAGATCCAAAAGCCGCTAAGAAAAAATTCAAAGATCGTAAAGATAAAGATCTAGATAATGATGGTGATACTGACAGTTCAGATGAGTATCTTCACAAGCGTCGTAAAGCTATTGCTAGCAAATCTGAAAGCAAGCAAGGGTTTATTATGGCTGCTAAAAAAGCTAAAGATGCTGGTGAAAAAGAATTTGTATTTGCTGGTAAGAAATACAATTGTGAAGAAGTCTTATCAAAGAAAGAAGCCGTTGAAATCGAAGTAGATGATAAATCAGACGCTTCACCTGAAATGGATAAGAAAGACGATCCTAAAAAGAAAAAGAAAAAAGATCCTAAGGTATCTAAAGCCAAAGACGATGATAAGGGTGATGTAGACGCTGCTACTACTACGGAAAGTGTTGATACTTCTCCGGCCGGTGATAGCCCACCTGCAAAACGCGCATCAGTTCGTGATAAAGGTTTGTTAGATATGTTACGTAATAAAACTGTAGAAAAACGCCGTGATGAAGATAAACAAGACGGTACTAATGCAGCAAAAGAATCACCTAAGCGTCCTGGCGACTCTAAGGTTGGTGAAAAAGCAATGAAAAAATTTAAGGAAATGAGGTAAATTATGGTACAAAAACCTGGCTGGCTGGCCGATGCAGTCGCACACCCAGATGGTTATTACACTGTTGATGGTGAAAAATTAAAAGGAGTTATGCTAGCTCCACAACAGATTGCTGATTGGAATAGTGATGTTCCTACTGCAGCACCTGTTATGAAAGCAGCTCCTGCACCAATGGAAACTCCAGAACCAATGACAGGAATGTCAACTGAGGAAGCTCAAGATTTAGGTAGGGAAGTTCAAATGGAAATGTTAACTGAAGCACCAACTACTATGATGGATCTAGAATCTATGTCAAAACGTGAACTAGAAGATCTAGGTAGAGAACATGGTGTTGAACTTGATAGACGTGAGAAGAAATCTACTTTAGTTGAGCAAATTAAATCTATTATCTCGTAATTTAACTAGGGTAAATAGATAGGTATTAATCTATTAACCTAGGCGAAAAGAATGAAAATATTTGAAGAATTGAACAGCGATAATTGGATGATGTATGCATCTAAGCATTATAAAAATGTTCAATGTACGAGCGTAGAAGAATTTTATGATGATTTACAAAGGTTTAAGTATCTTAAAAGATTATTTAAAAGATACTTTAACAATGGTGATCTACAAGAAAGGTTAATACTAAACCACATTATTGTATTGAATAATGTATTTGGTATAGAATCAAGCAATAAGATGTTATTCTATAAAATAGATAATGATCATTGGCCGGTTCTTAAAACCTTTCTAGTGTATCTTAACTTTATAAGTGAAAGTGCATATATAGACACACCATTAGATCAAACAGTAATAAAGGTACTAAGGGCAATATAAATGGGCATTATATCTAGAGCAGCCGATCTATACTATACTTACAAGTTTCTAAAAACCCTAGTCACTGATTGGGAAGATATGGAAGCTTATAAGCTAGGAGTAATCGACGATAATGGTAAATTCCTATTAAAAGGCAAAACTTTAACTGGAGATCAGAAAGATGCTTTTACTGTCTTTCATCGCTTAGTCTTCAATCTCAAACGTATCATGCAGAAAATTCCGTTTGGGAAATCTAAATTAGCTTCATATGCAGCTGCTCTTTTTTTATTAAGAGAACATACTGGCATGTCTGAAGAGCAATTAGCAAAAGCTCTTGATGAAGCTGGTATTGATGTCGATTCCTTTCTTCCAGAAGAGACTAACTGGAACCTACAATCTGATAAATCATTATCACCTGGTGTTTATGTTTTAGAAAATGACATGGCTTCTCCAGAAACAGGTGATATGATTTATCGTAAAGGAACTAAAGTAACTGTTGCAGAAGGTACAAAAAATAGTGGTTCTGTCTTCGGAGAACTTATATATAATATCAGACATGTTGATACAAAGACTAATTTATACGTAACAGCATCGGATATAAGCAGATGAAAAAATTTAATGCATGGTCAGAAGCGAATGAAGGCCTTTGGGATAACATTCGTAAACGCAGAGCTTCAGGAAAGAAGATGCGTAAAAAAGGCGAAAAAGGTGCACCTACACAAGACGCAATAAAGTCTGCACAAAAAGAAGATGCACCAACAAATGCAGTAG